TTACACTCTGTTGGTGAGTTTGACGAACCTGACAGCCCCACATATTTATGTGTATCTGCGGTCCTTGCATTTTTTCAGGCTTTAGCTCGTCCTCGACGCCTTAGGTAATGCAGTTTCCGCCACGTGGGAATCCCCACCCTGATCAGCCATTTTGGTCTGATGGTATACTTAACGGTATATTTGTTCCCGCCCCGTTATACGACAATCCAATATTGGATTGGATGGCGGACTGGAGAATCATAAGATATGAGGAGGGTTCGCCGCCCATTACGTCGTATTTACGCAATGATCGTGCCTTTCAACGGCTTTGCCGTGAGATTCTAGCACAACAGTTGAGGAATGTACAGTTCAGGCGTCAAAGATTTGCGCAAGCTATACCTGGTTTTACTCAGAGATTGGTTACTGAACCATGGGCGAGAGAACAGTACAGACGATATTTGCGTCAGTTGACTCTTCAACTTGTTAGACGAGGAAGGTCTCTGCCTGACGGTAGTCCTTTACCTATGACTTGACGGGACCTTGGGACCTATGCAATAAAAATCATAACTGATCCTTTGTTGGATGTGTGTGGGTTTTTTGCGTTTTTAGGGGTGCCGGTTCCGGAAAATTGTGCTTAGGGGTATGGTTGCCGGAAAATAATTTTCCGGTTTAGGGGTCTTAAAAAAACAGTAGTGTGTTTAAACACCTTTTTTTTGATGAGGAACTCGAATTTTTATGAACCCTCAACCTAGGTTCCCTGAGCGAAACTATAAATAGGCGGGCTCTACGAGTCATCTGGCTCAGGAATTTTCACTGTTTTTCAATGGCAGCAAGTGACTCGATGTCAGCGACTCGCCAGGCCCCTCGTAAACATTGGGTGTTTACTGTCAACAACCCTGGACCTGAGGATCAAGGTGGTCTGTGGTTGCCTCCGTATGAGTATGCTGTTCTAGGCTACGAAATTGGAGAATGTGGAACTCCCCACATTCAAGGATACGTCATTTTCAAAGCCAAACTTCGTATGACGCAGATCAAGAAGCATTCTGTGACGGCTGGGAGGGCGCATTGGGAGGCACAGTCTCAGTATTCGACGCCGAACCAGGCCGCTGATTATTGCAAGAAGGATGGCGAATTCAAAGAGTTTGGCGAATTGTACGTTGAGTATCCTGTTTTTGGGAATTTGGAGTTGTGGGATGGTGAACACAGTGATGAGTTTGCTGACGAAGCTGATGATCCTCCACACAAGCGTGCTAACATTATGTGTGATGATGTGTTGTCTAGTGCACCTGGCGTACATTTTTGTGAAGGCCCATTGTTGTAATTCATGTGTAGGCCTGAATGTGCCGCGAATAAAGGTGGCGCTGCTACGAAGCAAAAATGGATTGATGCTCTTGCTGCTGCGAAACGAGGCAAATTTGACGAAGTTGATGCCCACATTCAAATTCAGTATTTTACGAGTTTGAGGAAAATCCATCAAGAGTCCATTTTGGCGAAGCCAGAGGTTACTGGCGAATTGGAGAATTTGTGGTATTGGGGCCCTCCTGGCACTGGAAAGTCCCGTAAGGCCCGCGATATGTTTCCTGACGCATATATTAAGGCACTCAATCATTGGTGGGACGGATATGCCGGAGAAGAAGTCGTCATTATTGATGAGTGGGAACTTGGATCTGGCAAGTTTCTTGGCCACTATCTCAAGATATGGGCTGATAGATATCCTTTCAAGATGGAAGTCAAAGGATCGAGTTTGCCGTTGCAGCGACCCAAAAAAATTGTCATCACCACCAATTACAGCATTGAACAATGTTTTGCACACGACCCCACTCTCACCGATGCAGTCCTCAGACGATTCATCGTGGTGGATTTCAGATTGGTCCCCTATACGAGAGGAGATGGAAGTCTCGTAGCAGAAGTTGTGGAATAGCGGAGCGCGAAGCGAAGCGAGCACACCCCCCGGGAGGGGTACACGGTTATGGAAAACTTTATTGTTGCAATAAATTATTAAGCGAACTGAAAAGGTTGATTAGCTGCAGTGACGAGGTCGAGCCTGTCGACAGTGCCGTTGTCTTGCACGCTCAAAAATGTGTTGTATTGTGTGATTTCGATTGTTGGAAGCGACACGTTTAGGGTAGCCGTATTTGCTACAGCGAATGCAATCATATTTGGTATTCCATTCGTGGAAGGTTGAACGCGAACGTGGAGTTCCAAATCACCCTGTGAATCAAATCCCGTGGCGTAGATCCTGTCGAACTGCGTGGAGATGATATGGCTCCAATTGTCCTGACGTAGGACTGAAATCCCACCGGCTGATGTTGAAATCATCCTGTATTTAAGTGGTATATCTTTGAAACGGAAGATGGTGTTTGGAGAGAGACTGACAGGAATGATTTGTGGGCTTCCACTACTGGCAAAGTCAGATGACGTGTAAGCTAGAACTTTAATTCTCAAACAGCCTGCGTAGCTGGGAGGAATTGTAATTCTGAACGTTTCACGGAAGTTTGCAGTGAGCGTAGTTGGTGTTTCGCACATAAGCAAGTCGGAATTAACCATAGGGATCCAGTTTGTGATGGAGCTCTGCGTTGTCAACGTGCAGATCGAGTTGAGGCTGTTTCGAGCTCCCGAAATGATCTGTGTTGTTCCAGGAACGAGCAGGTTTGCATCGAACACTGCTTGAGGCATTTGGAATACATCACGCCTGACGTTGTAGGCGTTTCCAGCTACAAATTTGGGCTTGCGCATCTTGACTGTATAGGAGACCCAAAGTTCTCCCAACTGTTGTCCAGCGTAAGCTGATGGTGCGTTCAGAACAGCCAGAGAGGTTTTGCCGAGATCGTAGTTCTTGAGATCTTCAGTCGGAGGCAGGGAACCTGCACGAACGAATTTCGTAGCTGCTCCTGAGTTTTTGGCAGGATCGCATTCAATACCATGAATAAGAGATTCAGTGGTTTTGCAAGACATGCCTCCTTCGTAGAGCATCATCTCTTCTTTGTCGGAGAAAGGATCGCTGTTGGGGTTGTATTGTGTAGCCATCACAATTTGTCCTACTTGTCCTGATGCACTCGCAAAGTCTGCTACCGTTGACTTGTATGTGTAGCACAATTGGATAATTTCGTATTCTTCGAAGTTAATTGCAACTTGAGATAGCCAAGGAAACGAGTCGACTAGACCAGGATTGAGATTCCATGATTGAACGGTGAAAGCGCCTCCAGTGGTAGGAGCGAAGATGTCTCTAACATATTCACGGTTGGAATAAGTTATTTCATGGAGATCGGTCGGATTGAATTGTGGAACAACTGATGTAGCGGTTGCACCGCCGTCTGTGATCAGGTTGTTTACACCGTATGCTCCTCGACCCTTGTATAGGCCTTTACCTTTGTAAAGGCCTTTTCCGCGTACGTACGCTCCTGATCCGTTGATCTTGTCTGTCACGGAGAAAACACTATCTGCAAGGTTCCTGTATGGTGCAGGTACAAGTGATTTACCTGCATCCCATGCCATATCACCAAGTTTGTCACCAAGGTCTCCTTGTCCGATTAGGCTCCCAAGCGCTCTGCCGAAGAATCCACCTCGACCTCTGTAGAGGCCTTTGCCCTTCATATAACGACCGCGCCCAGACATGAAGTTGTGTTCACGAGCCAAACGTTGTTCTGGTGTAGCTGTTCGTTTAGAAGCTCCATAAAGGGCGAGAGAGGCTTCAGATCCTCTTGCAAGTGGCTGGTAGCTGAATTCCGATAGAGGGTATGCCCTACGGAAGCGGATTTGTTGCTTCAGACCATAGTACTTCTGTCGCTCGGCAGGAGACCGGAAGTAGTTTGTTCGCTGGTATGCACGAGCTCCACCAGGTTGTCTGCCCGTTCGTTGTCGTCGACCAAGCTCAGGCTCGTCCATCGCATATGCAAGTTGGATTCGGAGTAGATCTGTTAAGGTCGTGCAAATTTTTGGATCCGAGCCTACCCCGACAGTATTACCCGGGGTAGGCTATGGAACCGGAACCAAGGCCCCGTATAAAGGCCGGGTGACGGTGACTAGCCTTGTATTTAATGCAACGGCAGGCGAGTTCAACGAGCCCTTCTACGAGCGAAGCGAGTTTACACTCTGTTGGTGAGTTTGACGAACCTGACAGCCCCACATATTTATGTGTATCTGCGGTCCTTGCATTTTTTCAGGCTTTAGCTCGTCCTCGACGC